TTTGTTCAACAACATCACTAAGACCACCAAAACCCAAAGAGTCGTAGTCTTCTCTAGTATCTCTTTCAAAAAATCTAAACGCAAGTTGGTCAGAAAAGACTTTTTTCTGTTTAAAAGGTCTTAACCTATTATAAAGTCTAAGATAAAGAACTTTTTCTTTATCTCCTTTAAGAACTTCACTATCTAAGAAACTTTGGACTCTTTCTTCTAAATATTGTTCACTCATATTACCTCTCAATTATGTTATTATTATAACAAGACAAACAGAAAATGTCAAGCATTATCTTCGCATTTTTGCGATATCTTTTGCAAGTTTTTTATCATCTTCAAACACTGGTACTGCGTTAGACTTATGCATCGTTGCGATACCCATAAGTTTCCTTTCACCAGAATATACTTTTCTTTCTTGTTTGCTATTACTACCTACAGAATTCTTAAGTCTTTCAAAGAAGTCTTTCTTTGCATCTTCTCTTTCTTTCTGTTTTCTTTTAACTTCTTCTACAGATACTTTAGTACTCTGACTTGTACCTATATGTATCTTTCTTTTCACTGGATTTGCAAGGTGGTTCTTTCTTTTCTTACCTTTCATATCGTATCGTAGAGAACCTCCTCTATTAAAAATTTGAGTCATAAGTGAATTATACAGAAATATACAGAATATGTCAAGTATAAATAGTATATTAAAGGAGAGAGATATGGATATAGATTTCAGTGCAATAGAACAATTACTAACTAACATCGGTTGGATTGAAGGTGCAATTTATGTAGTCGGTGGTTTGGTCGTATATACTGCAATTAGACTAATTAATAAGTGGACAAGGTATTAATATGAGTAAAGAGATATTTGATTTTGGTTTTACCCTAGTAGACGAAGACGAACTTGATACAGTTCAGGAGATTGAACAAAAGGTATCTGAAACATCATCAACTGTAGAAGCAACTCAAGATAAACTTGATAAATTATTTGGCGCAATACAACCATTACTTAATAATTTAAAAGCAAATCCTGAGAAGGAGTTGATTAAGTGGCCTAATCGTTTAGAAAAGATTGAGGCGTTTGAAGACCACATTCAAAAAATATATAAGGAATAAAATGAAAATATCAGTAATGAATAACTTTGATGGAGACGATTTTAGTTTTCAGTATCTTAGTTTAAATACTATTAATTCTTTAACAAATAACTTACATGGTGCTTTAGAGCAATACTGTGAATCAGAAGCATCTTGGTTAGACCCAAATGCCGTACCAAATAACATAATCTCTAGAGTTATGATTAGAGGTAGTCACATTTCACATTACATGTTATTGTCTTTAGCAAATACTGTTGGTGGAAATAACATTTTAGTCATACCAAATTGGAATGATAGAAAACATAATCATTTATATGATAGAGACTATACAACAATACCATATTTAAATGAAAGAAGTGACGTATTTTGTCCAACACATACTTTAGTTCAACACTTTAGTCCTGTGTGGCAAAAATTATTAAATTGTCCTTTAAATCTATACGTGGCAATGCCACCAGGTAACAGTTTATTTCATTTTCTATATGCAAAATATGGTGTAAAAATGCTTAATGCTTCAAAACAATATACCCTTGGTGAAAATGTTTTTAGTGGTTATACTATCGATGTTCCTTCAAATCTTAAATTTGATGCAGTTGCGTTAATGACTCAATATAGACCTGAAGAAGGCATGACTTATAAAGCATCTGATATTAAAAAAGACTTTGCACATTATTGTAAACCTAACTTTGTGCTTCAAGATGCTTATACTCCTCGTGGACCATTAAAATTACATAATAAAGATTGGATGGAATATCGAGGTATTACTAGTGACATACCTGAAAATGCAGAAGGAATATCAAACTTTGAAAAGGTAGTTCAAATAGGAACTGGTAGTAGAAATGGTGATGGCGCAGTATCTTCAACTACTTTAAATAAAGGAAGAGTAACAGGCGATTCAGATGATATAGACCCCGAAGGAAATCATACTCTTCAAAGAATTAGAAGTGGAGTAGTAAATCCAGTTATCTGGGACACTATTGACTCAAATGGTGAAAGAGTGAATGTTTATGATTTATTTGAAAAAGTTGGTATAGAAGAAACGTTTAAAGTTCAACACAAAACTTTATCAGACTTAGTAAATAGAAACGACTGGAAAGATATAATTAAAATCTGGTAGAAAATATCATTTGTATATATAGTAGTGTAAGAAATTTGAAAAGTTATACTTAAATGACTTTTTTATAACTTTTCTTTATATAGGAGACACTATGACCACGGCGCAGTTATATGCTGGTGCGAAGAACATAGTGCAAAAAATTGAACACCTAAAAGACACGGACACTGTTTGTCACGCCTGTGAAGTACTAAAATTGACTGCATATGTTGTTTTACCGGTAATTATACCTTTTACTTTATATTCGTTTTCGACTCTTTACTAGTCGTAACTACAATTTGCACATTATCTGATTCTATAGGAATCTTTATGTTGTTGTGCGTGTGATATAAAAAGAAAGTAATATTTGGAAATTCTTTAAACATTTCTGTCCATATCGGACGCCAATTATTGGCGAGTCTGACAGTATTCTCTGTGCTTCTGTCGGACTCTAAAATTGTATCAGTCCAAGAAGTTAAATCCATTTCAAAGATAGAATCAAACCCATAAATGTGAACTTCGTCTGCATTCATTTTATTACATGCGTAATGAACTGCAAAGTGTCCACAATTGAAGTTTGTGGCATTACCAGCATATGCGGGAACGTGTGGATAGAAACCTCTAACTTTATGAGAATACTTTAAATAGAAACTGCCTTGCATTTCCATCCAGTGTCTTGGTCTAGTGCCAAGAATCCAGTCGTATTGGTCAAGAGCAAACTTACCTTCTTGAAGTGCTTTCATCATTTTGTAATCTACCATACATGTCGCAAACACTTCTTCTGGTGGTATTTCCATAGGTGGCATATTACAAATAAGTAAAGTGCCAGGAGAACCTCTCTGATAAAGACCTGCATGATTACCATTACCTAGAACATTAATTCTTTTTGTCATTCGTTATGTCCAAATAAAGTCTGGTGGTCAATGAGTTCTCTGTTTTGTAAATGTTGTTCTGCAATGTCTTCTTTTGATTGTCCGAAGTATGCAACTGCAAGATGCGTTTCTACCATAACTTGATTGATGTTTACTCCGTCACAAATAATCTCTCCAAGTATTCTACCATACTTACCCTTTGAGTCTTTGTGTGTACGTAGTGCAACGACCTCTGCATCTTTGATTGCATCTGATAAAAAGTTACTTGCCATTTTACCATATTTCTTTTCTTCTAAGTCTCTCGTTCTAGATTCTGGCGTATCAATACCATATAATCTAATTCTCTGCTTTTTTAACCAAGTAGAAAAACCTAAATCTATATCAACATCAACAGTATCTCCATCAACGACTCTTAAAACATTTACTTTATATTCGTGCATTTATTTGCTCCTTTATAACATCGTCTCCTTTCTTTCCTGTGTGATGTATTACTTTTGGGTTTTTTACGTCTATGTTATCTATGTAGTCTAGGCGTAACGTGTTATATTCATGAGGTAAAGGATTAATCGCACCAAGTTTTTTAATTGCGTTGCCTTCCATCATTAAGTACAAGACTTCTTGGTCACCTTGCTGTGGGTTTTCAATGCATTGTTTTTCCCAATCTCGAAGCACTAGTGGTATGCCTTGAATTAAGATAACGCCACTATTATACCATGCGCCCATTTCTGGCCTTCTTTTACTCCATGGTCTGTCTTCTATCATACCAAGTTTATCTGGTTCAGCATAATTAAATATACTTGAGATATCTTCTAACACTTGACAGTCTGTATCTAACCAACAGACTTTGTTGAATCCTAGTTCAGCAACTTTGATAAGACTAGAAGGTTTTTTAAACCAACCTTCTGCTTTATTTTGTGACATGTCTACGTAAGTAAAGTCACCATCAGGATAATTCATCATGCCAAAGTCAGCAATGACTAATTGTGTGGTGTTAAATTTTTGAAAGTTTTTGATAAACCAGGGTAATTGCCATTCTGTATTGTGGTCACACCCTGTTACAAAAACATTAGACATCAGATATCTCGTAGTCTTCGTTGTAGTTGTGTTTTGCAAGACAACCATTAACGTTTTGAATAGTTGTAAAGTTATCTCTTGCTTCTGCGGGCCATGGATAGTATTCTTGAAGAAAGTTAAATCTATCTAGATGTAAGAATGTATCAGTTGGTCCAGCATCTGTCTTTGCTTGGTCAATCAGTATTTTTGCACCTGCTGGTTTGATACCATATGCATGTGCGCCAGGGAAGTATCTTTTACTAGTTAAAGGATTTAAACCTAATGTTTGTGGTATATTAAAGTTACCATAACTAGGTTTACCAAAACTACAGACAAAAGTATATGGTGCATTTGGTATTGGTTCTACCAACACTGCATCATGTTCAAAGATAATTATCTCTTCATCTAGTTCAATACACTTCTTCCATAAAGAATAGTGTGATAGAAATGCGGATATACAATTCAGATTACGAGAATACTTTTCTTCAAATCCTGCTTCTGGTATATCTTCTTGTTTTAAAAACGATAAAGGGTCATCTGCTGGTGTGATTGCTTCAAACCTTTCTATGTCTAAACCATATTTCTTTCCAGAAGTAATACATCTCCACGAAGTTTCTAAACTTCCTTGATGATTCATTATAGTAATTACATATGCTTTCATATTATATTTCATTGAGTAGTTGTACTCTTTAGTCCGTGTTGTATTGTAGTATAATAAGGGTATATTACTTTTAGTTGTGGAAATAATTGTTTACACATTAATGCATCGTTAGGCCACATACCAAACTCTTCTACACTGTATAATAGTTTAGATGCAATCAGCGGTGTCATAGTGTATGCAGAATTACCCGCAAGTCCTTGTGGATAATCTTTAGTATCATCAACCCAAGGCACCTCTTGTATTCCTACTTGTTTTGATATCAAGTTATGAAATACTTGCGACTTACGAGTCATACCTCTCGGGTCATTTAGTCCTATGACATTGCCTACATAACCTTCTTTATGTACAAATTTATTTGTAAACAACGCATCGTGTTCGAGTATAACAATATCTTTCTTTAAGTCAATACACTCTTCCCATAATCTCATGTGCGATACTGTACACGCAATTCTTTTCTTGATATTACCCGTTTCATATGCACGAAGTTTAAGACCCGATGCAATATCTAGTCGTTCTCCTTGTTGTGGATAAGTGTATTGTAGGTTAGTAGCATCAAATGATTTTATCTTTTTTAAATCCTCTGCGAGAGTGTCGGGTGTAGTTGCGGGAAAGATAATCGGGTCTATCTCTGATTGAGTTTCTTGTATAGAACTTATTACTCGTCTAGTCGCAAGAGTCGACTCGTGATTGTTCACCATACTTATAATATAACCTTTTATCATACTTTCACTTCTATATAGTCTTCTAGTTTCTGCCCAACAAATATGTGGTCTCTCCATTTACCTGACCTGTGGTCACCTGAGTGAAAAGTATCAATATAATCTTCAATAACTCTTATTTCATATTTAGAATCTTCAACAATACCTTCAAACGCATCGTCCATGAATCTCCAATAGTCTTTTACATCATGTCTAGGACCTGCACTTGGTACTATAATAATAATGATACCACTTGTTTTTAAAACACGACACATTTCATCAAACATTCTAAATGGATTTGCAACATGCTCTAAACATTGTCCTGAAACAACTACATCAAATGTTTCATTTTCTGCTGGTATACGATACTTCTGTTTCATGAAATGAGTTACACTTGGTGCATCTACTATATCTGCAACATAATAGTTTTTAGTATATTTTTCCCATACGTCTTTGTAACTTCTTTCTAGTTTACCACCGCCACCTAAATCTAGAATGTCGTTTTCTTTTTCTAAGTATGGTGCTAGTTTTTCAACCATCCATTCCATATTTTTTAGTGAACCAGGGTGCATTTTTTATCTTTATTTCCTTCTCTTATCTTTTTCCATGTATTTGCTGTTGCAGTGCCTGTTATTTGCAGTGCAGGTCTTTTTTTCCAAGAACCATTCCATGTTGCGTGTGGCAAAGTAGACCATTCCCAAGTAACAACTTCTCCTGCTTTCCATTGTATGTGTACGTGATTACCAAATTGAAATATTTGCCCTGGTTCCCAGTCTGCAAGAAAAACTAAGAATCTTGTTTTATCTCTAGCATACTTAAAGGTTTTGTCTTCAACTCTTGCCTTTCTTGGTTCACCTGGCAGATTGTCTATATGAAACATTAATTGTTGATTTGGGTTTTGGTCATGAAATTTCCATGTTTGATTTTTATTTTTATCTAATTCAAACCACTCTGCAACTTTTCTAAATTTAATAAATCTATCATCATTATTATATCTGTATGCATCAAACATTTCTGCATCAGGTTGACCAGCATAATTATCAGCATCTTCAATCGCATGATATACATTATTTACTACAGATGCTTTATTGTTTGCATAATTATATGGTTGTTCATTAAATCGTTTTGATTTCATTTCTGTAGTTCTTGCAAGTTCGATTTCATCTGTAAAATCAATATCAAACTTACCAATGATTTTAAAGAACTCGCCTTCTTTATCTTTTTTCCATTTATTGAAATGATACGTATTTTCGAACATTATACTCTTATGATATACTGAGTCTCACCTCGTCTTTCTTTTAATAACATATATCTTTTTAAAAATCTATTAACTGCATCGGTGACACCTTCTTTGCCCCATTTTGCATCTGGCCACCAATAATCATCACCCATAATCATGCCACCAGGTTTAACAACCTTTAGTGCGTTTTCTAAATCGTTAAGACAACCTTGATACCCATGGTCGCCATCGATATATATCCAATCTACCTTTTCAGGTTTTGACTCAAACCATTCGTCTGAAAACATACGATGTATTGTGACTCTTGGGTCTGTTCCAACTCTTGCTCTTACTTCTGAATAAACTGCATCGTAATATTGTTGAAAGTCTTCGTCTCTCTTACTTATACCAAGAATCTTAGAATACTTTGTTAAGTAATCATCGTAAGATTTATATTCATCTGACTGCTTGTAAGGTTCTACTGACCACGGGTCAATCAATTGTAATGACTCTATTCCTCTTTCTAAAAATTGTAAAGATGTACTGCCAGTCCAAACACCTATCTCAGCACCCTTGGTGTTGGGTAAAATATCTCCCATTAAATGTTGAGAATCTTTATTTCTCTTGGTTGCCATCATGAGACTTTTTCTCCTTTATTTCGCTATTCCACACATTATCTATGTCTCGTTTAATTCTTGCTCTTTGGTCATTTAGAATATAAACAAGTCTTGCATATTGAATAAAGTCATCATGAAAATTCTGTTCTTTTTCTAGTTTTCTTTTTGCATCTTCAATTAACCATAACGAACTATTTAACTCTTTTAAATGTATATACAAATATCTTGAGATTGTACTGTTATATTCTTGATACGCATCAGAAAGTCCTCTGAGTTCAATATCAACATCTAAACCTTTTGATTTTTTAATTTCTAATATGGAGAGTTTGTCAAAGAGTTCTCCAACACTGACATCTATTTTAGGCATTATATATTTTTACTCCTCTTGCTTTTGCACGAACAAAATGGTGAGAAACATATCCACCAGTTGTATATAAATGTATGTCTTCTGGTTTATGATATAGATTCGCCATATGTAGAAATCCACTATCGATACCAATATGCCCATCTGCTTTTGCCATAGCATAACCTATTGCTTGTATGCTATCGTTCATATCTGGTATACTTGCTTCGCCACCAACTCTGACTATTTCATATCCTTGTTCTTTATATCTATTTTCAATAATATTTATCTCTGCCTCAGGTATGCTTCTACCAGGGTCAGTTGTGTCCCATTGAGCAGTTACAAACTTACTAGGAACAAATACAGCATACTCTTCTTTTGCTTGAAGTAGTGGATAATCTTTTAATAATAATTCTGAAACATCTAGTGGTAAAGGTATCGATGTTGGTGGGTCATTTGGGTGCATGTCTACAGTATCTTTATAGTAATACGTTTCTGCATCGTAACCATTTTCTTTTAAGTATGCTAACCACTCATTTTCTGGTAAGTCTTCAACATCATGGTCTTTATATGTAACAGTATCTGGAAACAAACTAATGATTTCTGGCCAAGATTGTTGCTTTCTTGGTTTATCGTTTTTATCAGCAGTAAGGTGTATTGTCACTTTATCATTATGTAACAAACTATAAAGATGACCTAATAGAACACTATGTACTCTATCGCCAAGTCCTGGTGCAGTAAATGGTCTATCACCATTTCGCATACTTTTAGAACGTAATGCTAAATGTTTCATTGTAAAGTGTCAATGTATGCTTGTATATTCTCCATATCTTGTGTTGATAAGTTTGCGGCCTGTCCCCACATAAGAGCAGACTGTGGACCTCTTGTCTCGCCATCTTTATATTGTTGTAACATTTTAACAATAGAAGTACTACCGACTAGTTTAGGGCCGATACCACCTTCTCCTTTCATACCATGACACATATTACAGTTTACATACAACTTACTACCTTTATCGGCAGGTGTTTCTGTTTGCATTGCAACTCGTTTTGCTTCCATTTGCTCTGCAAAAGTTCCGTACTTTTTAGTATACTCTTCGTAACATTCTCCGTAACAACCGTGAACATCTGTATATCCTTTTACTTCTGCGTTCATTATAGTTGTGTATAGTATTCCACCAATACCTAATAAACTAACTGATATCATTGCGATACTAAATTTCATTTTATCTCTCCCATTTTACGTAGATTCTTGCACCATCTGGCATAACCTCTGTTATATTATAATTATGTTTGTTAGCAAATTCAAACTGTTTTGCCACTGTCCATGGATAAAAATTTGGCATTGCTAATAACCCTTTTTGTCTTAATTCTTTTCTTGATTCACTTAATTCTTTACCTAACTGTCTAAGTGAATCAGTTTCTAATAATTTAGGACTTCTTTTGTAGACATCTTTTAATTTGCCAAAGTGGTCTGCATTACCTGGATTTAATCTCCAGAATATACTAGACTTCTCTTTCATATGTAGTACTAAGTTTTCTACTTGTTTTGATATCAAGTCTTCACTACCAAAGTTAATACTACCAAGACAAACTGCAACATCAAATCTTTCATCTGATTTGAAGTCTTCAATTGCAACAACCTCGTCTGCACCAATATCTGTTATGTCGATACCATAAACGTTATTAAGATACTGCTTCATTGGTTGTTCGCCACAACCAACATCTAGCACTCTAGCATCTTTGTCAATTTGTGTAGAAAGTCTTTCTGGTCTTGTCCAACTTATTCTCCACTCGTAGTCTTCTTTTGGTTGTTGCTGTCTGGCAACATCTAACATCTTTTGTGTTTTAGGCCAGACGTGTGTAAAATATTGTGTTAATTTTTCTCTTTCGTTACTATCCATTTTTTCTTCTATATGAGGTATTGCCATCTGCAAGACCATGATTTACTTTACTGTGATGTTCTTCATCTGCTCTTACTTTCATAATTAAATCTGAAAGTTTAGCAGACTTTTTCATCTTGTAATACTTGATTGCTAATTCTGGTGCTGGTACGTTTTCTACTTCTCCGTTTTCTACCATTGCTAGATAATCAGTATAACTTCTTACTGCTTCTTCTTCAAAGTAACCAATCATTCTATGAGCAGTTTTATAATCTATCATGTATAAAATCATATAGAAAATAAAAAATAATGCTTGAGCAAATAAGACTAAGTATCTTTCAAACCAATTAGGGTTTGCTATCTCAATAAAAAACATTAGATGCATTCTTTCATTCTCTGCTTCTGCTAACATTTCACGAATGTCAGGTCCATATCCAGTTTTCATCTTACGCAGACTTTTCATATGTAACCACATACCACCAACCATGCCGGGAACACCAGCGACTGTTTCTAAGACAACTGCTCTATGTCCATATCTTTTTGCAAAGAAAGTATCTGCAAAAAATCTAAAAAACTTTGTCATTGCCATTGCTAATGAGTTTCTTATTCTGGTAACCATAAATACACCTTTACTTGTTTTTCTTCGTATTGCCCGACATGTCTACCGCCAGTGATACTAAAAATATTTTCTGGATATTCTATTTCTAAAACATCACATATATCGTAAGTGCTTTCACACTCTGTAATATTACTTTGATTATAATAAAGAAAAGTTTGCAGTTCTTGAGATTCATTCTGAATATTTAAGAACATCATTTCATCATCTATATAATGTTCGTAATTCGGATATGTAATATCCCAACCACCCGCTTCTTTCCACCAATTAAAACAAAGAATAGGTTCACGATAAACTAACAACATAGGTTGTTTGTGTTCTTTTAGTTGAGATAATTGATATGCAAAATCATGTGATTTTATTATCTTCAACCCTTTACTATTCTTTTTAAATGGTTTGTCCCATTCTAACCTATTTGTCGAATACGGTTGATTCACTCCAAAGTATTCGCCAAAATGCATAGGTGATTCTTGACCCTTTCGAGTATAAGAATTATTTTTTTTATAATCAGAAGTATTTATATCAGGCGAATAATAGAAGTCTCGAACAACACCAGACCATCTACTGCCTGGTGCTCCTGTGACTAATAAGTATTCGCAATCTATCATTTATCCTTGTCTGATATATCGACTTGGGCACCTTCTTCGGGTTCGTTTAGTAATCTGACAGTTGTCCACTTCTTGCCTTTCTTTCCTCGGTCTTTAAGATAATCGTACATATTACCAGCACCATCACCTATACCAATTTTATAACCATGATACCATGCACCTCCTACGAGTGCAAGGTATACTATTAACGTTATAAATTGTAAGTCTGTCATTGTCCACACACGATAAATGTATTCGGAACAACATCACAAGTGTCTCCGTCTTGTACCATTAAACTAGGAGAAGGTTCTCCTATGTCAAAATCATCTTGGTACAACCAAGTCTTTAATACTGATTTTAAGTCAAGTGCCTGCTGGTTCCATTTTACAAGAAACATCAAACTGTTTGGATTGATAAAACTCATGAGTTTATCTCTAAATGCATTACCGTCTTCTCCGATAACCCACTCATAGTTTCCAACTTTCTTTTGAATAATCTCTTTTGACTTAGGGTCTGCATTCATTTTTCGTAATGCTTCTCTTAGATATTCTTTATTAGGGTTATCTTTGTGTACCCATAATGCTTTTTGTAATCCGTCTCGAAAAGACTTCGCAAGTTTGTATGAGTCATAAAAAATACCTTCGGGTTTCTTACCCCACTTTCTCTCAAACAATATCTCAAACTGTTTGTTTGGATAGTTAGGGTCATCGACATGATTTCCGTCAGGTGCAAGTAATCCATGCGTAAACCAAACAGTTGCTTGTTTAAATGATTCTACGTGTTTTTTGTATGCCGCTGGATTCTCACGAGTTACATTTAACTCGCCTCTTTTAAATGCAAGTCTTCGTTCATTACCTTTCATTCCTTTGACCCAAATAACATTTTCTTCCCACCATGCAATTGCACCGTCTACATCATCAGTAATACCACTTTCTAACATAGTGATTGCCATAGTCTCAGGTACTTGACCTGAACCAAATGCAAAAGAAATCTTATTACAATGTTCTCCATTGAAGTCTTTACATTTCTGACCAAGTAATCTACCTACAATAATTGTTAGGTTCATAAGACCGATTGACTCATAGTCTCGGTAATCGTAGTCTACATTCTCTTGTAGAAAAGATATACCATTACCACCGTGTGATACCATGACCATGTCATTGAGTCCTTGATATTCATTGTGGAATTTATTAAATCCACCTATACCTCTTGCACTTGGTAAATGTAATAGACTGATTTTATCACCGTCTAATTGTTTCTCAAGTTCTTTTGCAACAATAGACGCCCATACAGAAGTTCCACCACCTACTTTTTGTGGTATCACAAAAGTAAAGTTTGCAAATGCAAACGATGATGCGAACATCAATAATAATAAAAGTTTCTTCATGTGTACTCCATAATTGTTTTTTTATTTAGACCATAAATAAGTACTGTGATTATTGCAATACAAAGTACAATAAATAATGGTCTTGTTATTAATATATCCAAATTGTATAAAGTTGCCATTTGAATAGATAATCCTTCAATTCTATCACTTAATATAAACCCAATTAATAATGCAGGTCTACTAAACTTTCCATATTTGCATATCAATCCAATAACACTCATGATTGCAAGTATCACGTAATCTTCCCAACCACCAGTATATTGAACTGCAGTCCAAATAACAAGTACCGTGAGAGGTATTGCATAATACACAAACGGTACCTTTGTAATCCTCGCAATCTGTTTATTACAAGATAAACAAATTATACAGACAAGTATTGTAGCACAAAGAAAACCAAATGTCAAGTGAAAAATAAACTTCTGGTCTTCTAATAAGTCTGGTGTGCCTAACTCAAAATTTAAATAAGCAAACAGTGCCATAAGCATCGCCGCATACTTTGCCCCCGGTATACCGAATAGCATTGTCGTTATCATTGATGTTGCTTTCTGAGAATTGTTTGCACCTTCAGGTCCTATAACTCCCTTGATATTGCCTTTACCGAAAGGTATCTTTTCATTTGGGTGTGTTGCAACTGTTTGTCCATATGCTATCCAATCAGCAATCGCACCACCAAGTCCTGGTAATAAACCAATGACTGCACCAATGAATCCACCTCTAAGTGATAACCAACGATTCTTCCAGACTTCTACGAATGCTTGTTTTGTTTGCCCTTCATTGTCCCACAAAGTATAGTTTGTAAGTGCTTTGTTTCTTAACCCTGCAATAATTTCGGGTATTGCAAATAGACCTACTGCAACAGGTACAATCTGCACACTGTCTGCAAGATAATACCAACCGAAAGTAAATCTATCAGATGCATCATATGGATTGATACCTATCATTCCTAACCAGACACCGAATGCAAGTGCAATCAGTCCACGTACCCACCATTTACTTGATATGAAAACAACAAAAGTAAATGCTAGTATTGTAAATGCCCATAATTCTGGTATGCCCATATAAAGAACTATATTCTTATAATATGGTACTAAGAAAAAAGTTAAACAACCCCATATGAGTCCATTTACTGTAGACGAAATGATTGCAGATGATAGTGCCAGATTTGCTTTACCTTGACGTGCAAGAGGATATCCATCAAGCATTGTTGTTGCGGCAGAGTTAGCACCAGGAATATTTAATAACACACTAGCATATGAATCACCTGTTGTTGATGCGGCAACTAGTGCCATACAGAATAGTACTGCTAGATATGGGTCAGGAAAAAAGTGAAGAAATGAAAATGTTATTACAAGACCTGTCGTAGCACCAGCAGTTGGGATTATACCTATTAATAAACCATAAACTGTGCCTAACAATAATATCGCAATTAGTTCTAACATAAATCAATATCTAAAAAGAATCTATCAAGTAGTTCTGTATTTTTTGCAAAGTATTTTGCTAGTTGACTTTTGTAATTATCAAACTCTGTATCTGTATTTTTACCTTTAAGTAAATCATCATATGAAACTACTTTGACTTTCGTGTATTGTTCTAAGTCTGTAATATTTGAGTCTAATATCTCATACTCTTTTAATCCTATTGCATACGTTTTTGTTTGATACTCATGATGTAAATGATTTAGAAAATCACTAGCATTCCAATTATATCTGTCTGTATCTTTGAGTGCAAAATATTTTAATGCGACTGTCGATAATGGGTCAAGAAACTCTGAAATAGATTTTAGCATTTGTTGAAAATTATTCCATGATTGAATTTTTTCTTGATTACTTGGCACACTCCAAAATATTTTTTCGTATGCTTGTTGATTTCTATTTAACATCATCATCATAAAATATGGAGTCATATGATAACAAGAGTTTGCGGTTACTTTTTTAAAAAATACTAAATCATCAACATAGTTTTTTTGTCCAGTTGGATTAATTATATAAGTTATTGGACAATCACAATGATTTTTAAAAAACTCTATTGGTGAAAATCTTTTGCCAAGTAAAATTGTATTTTCATTCCAATCAGGAAAGTCATTGAACTTTACATGAAGTTTATAATTATCAATTCGAAAAGAGTTAGGACTACCAGCATACTCATTTGTTTTCGAACATCTATTATTATCTTTGTTCTGTGTGCCTTCTACTGACCAATTATTATCTAATAGTTCAGTAAAGTATGCCCCACCAGCACCAGATGGTGCCAGCATTGTAAAATTAATTGATTGCATTCATCAACTCTTCAACATTTTCGCCTTTGTTTGGTAATTTATCTTTAAGAAAGAAATGTATAAAGTGACATTCGTCTATTTGATTGTTTGCAGTAAATAAACCGTTCCATTTCCAGTGCATCTTTTGTAAAGGTACACGATACTTTTTAATAAAGAAGTTAAGTAGTGTTTGGTCAGTTGACCACTTCCATGAACCTACACCATCAACAAAATTTTTAAATTCATTTCGCATCAAAAACTCTTTTGGTGTTTGACCTTGTAAATATGGTTTAAAGTTTTTGTTATTTAAAACTATCATACCCATGTTGCAGAACTCAAACCCTAATTCATTTGGTCTAAAATCTAATTCATTACAGTGTAACATTCCATATTGCATTTGTGAATAATTAATTATTTTTCTTTTATACCAATCATCGATTGGCATGTCTCGTTCTATTACTGCGCCAAAGGCCGCATCTTCACTTACTTCATCAAAGATGTTTGGTGAGTCTGGTCTAATATAAATGTCAGCATCAATAATTGCAATCTGGTCATAGTCATCTATGTAATTAAATGCATTCTCTTTTTCATAGATAGGTAGATATCCACCATACTTCATATAAGACTCTTCACTTCTACCAGAATTAAAAGGGTCTGGTTTTATCCATAGTTGTGGTGTATTCAATACATGGTGTGTGATATCATGTTTTTCACAATAGTTTTTTACTGACTCAATGCAGTGTTCATATAGTTTTGACTGCGGGCCTACCGCAACCTGAAATATCATTCTATTCATAATTAATATCCAACGAGTCCATGCTGTACTGTATTTCCAATTTCATGATTAATAATTGGTTTTGTATAACTATACACGGATTCTTTTACTTTGTCAAGTGAATTATTACATTCTTTTTCTAATTTATACTTTATTAGTAAATCATCTGCAAATCCTTTAAAAACTACAGGTTGAAGCATTGCTAATAATTCTGTTGCTATTTCAGGCGTTAGTGTATATGCATGAGTAAAAGGAACTAATTTATTTCGATGTCCCCAATATGGGTGTAAAGTAAATCTGTGTGCATAATGTTTCCATTCACTTTCATTATCATAATTACTGAATATATTTAATCCACGTTTTTCAAAATCTAAAGGTGCAACACATTCTACATCATGTTCAATAATTGCAATATCTTTATTTTCCATCGCACATTTAATCCACAATAATGAGTGACTATACCAAGTTGCTTTCTCTGATTCGTAAAGTGGTCGACTTAACAATGCTTTATCATATTTGTTTAATACTTCGTACTTATCAAATGTTAAATAATCATATTCATGTAATGTGTCACTCCAGACACAATCGAACATATTAATATAATATCCAAATTTATCCCAACTTGGTAGAACTAAATCAGTATAATACTTAGAAACTTTATCTTTTGGATTTTGTATCATATAAATGTTATCGTCTATATACATCTTCTAACCTCACTATGTCATCTTCTCCTAAATACTCTCCACTCTGAACTTCAATTACTTTTAATGGTTCAGAACTTGAGTTTGATAATCTGTGTTTTTGTTTAGCAGGCACATAAGTACTTTCGTTTACATTTAAAGTAAACTCTTCATCTCCAATCTGTACTAACGCAGTTCCTTCTACTACTACCCAGTGTTCTGACCTATGTCGGTGATATTGCAGTGAAAGTTTTTCGTTAGGATTAACTGTTAAAACTTTTACTTTATAATTATTCTGTTCTCGTAAAACTTCAAATGTTCCCCATGGTCTATCTGTAATCATCTAAATCAAACTCCGTTCCATGCATCTTATATAAATCTCTTTTGTGATTAGTCCATACCAGAACTTCTGGGTCATCTACCAGAAAGTCACAATCTTTACAATAGTCTGGATAATCTCCAGTTGTGTGTTGTTCTCGTAGTTCAACATATGCAGGCCCATTCCATATTTCTTCTATAGTATTTTTACTGGTGTGTCCAAGAACTGCTTCCTCGTCCCGACCAAGAACTTGACAACATGGTGCGACTGCTCCTCTTTGACCGTCCAACCCGCCTGCACGAATAACAACATCAGGACTGAAAGGACGACCACAAGTATTAATTTTACCGCTTCTTTTATCTTTGTTATCATATACTCCACTCCAGTTATGCATTCTCCAGATTTCTGTTTTCACTCCCAGTTCTTCTGTTAGTGCAGTATATTCTTGTAATTCATCAAACTCATTCTCTACGTCAGTAATCAAATGATAAGTTGCAACTACACAATCACTACCACTTTCTTTGACATACTTTTGCATCTCTTTGATGTTCTTACATATCTTATCGAAATTACCACCGACACGATTGTGCATCATTTCATTATATTTATTCTTATCATATCCAATCATTGAGAACCTAAAGAAGTCTAGTCCCGCATCAACACAATCACGCATAAATTTACCATGCATTCTAAAACCATTTGAGAAACAGAATGCAAGTGCGTTATACTTCTTGACTATCTTAATATACTCTGGTAGATTTCTTGCAAGAGTGGGTTCTCCACTTCCTTCTAGATTGACTACTCGTAATCCATGTTTTGCACAATCTTTAACATTATCTTCAAAGTCTAATAGGTTCATCTTCTTGAGAAATCTTTTATCACGACCACCCGTCCGCATGTCTTGTGGACACATAGTACATGAGTAATTGCAACCCCCATTTACTTCAATGACTGCTCTATCAATCTTCATAGTACTTAATTAATTTTTTATAATATTCTTTTGCACGATTTTGCATTCCGGTTATTCTTATTGATAAGTCTGAGTTAAACCACTTGAAAAACTTATTTCTACTTGATAAAAGTTTTACTTGTGGTGTATTTTGTAATGTAACAGATTCTGGCGACTGTATCGCAATTGCTTTTGCAAAGTTCCGTGCAATTCCATGCCACATACCTTCGTAACTTATAATATAGTCAGCATTTTGTATTGCTCTATATGCCTCATACACTGGTGTTCGATACGTAAGTTCAGTAACACTACTAATTTCTTCTAATTTATATTTGACGTTGTCCCAATCTTCTTTAGACAGTTGTCTTTTCCATACTTTTGGTGGTTCACTATTATGATTTGGCGTCCAAATAACCGCAGAGTTTTTCTTGTAACTTGGGTTTGGCATTTTTTTAAATACCCAATCACGATATGGATTTATATCTGCATTAGGTTTGTTATCTGGAAATATCCATCGTGTTTTCTGTTGATAATCTTGTGTGTATGGTATATTGTATTCAAATAAACTTGTATTGAAAACATGAGTCAAACTAACTCTTTCATTTTGATAATATTGTCTATATAATCCAGACATTCTTTGAACAATAGTTTCTGGGTCAAGTTCATGTTCTTTGTAATCTTCATCATGATTCCAATGCATTTCTAATTCAACTAGAACATCGTGTGTATGAGAATAATTATGTGCGACATTTAATGCCATACAAACATCACCCATACCCCAAGTACCTCTCCATTTAAATTGTTTCAAAATATTCTCACGTTGTATTTACTTTGCCATTCTTTGACATCTTGTTCATTATTTAACATAGGTTGACCTTTAATATTTAACGAAGTGTTAAGTAACATTGGCACACCTGTTCGTTCATAATATTCTTCTAATATTTGTCTAAGCACACTTTGACAATCTTTCTTTACCACTTGACATCTAGAAGTACCATCAATATGGATAACAGACTTGTAATCGTGTTTTGCATTACAAGTATATTGCATGTATTCGTTCTTATGTCCGTCAAAGTATTCGTCTGCATATTCCTCTAGTATTGCGGGTGCAAAGGGTCTAAACAGTTCTCTTTTTTTAATTTTATTTACTGTATCTTTAATATCGTATCTTACATCTCCAAGAAGACTACGATTACCTAATGCACGAGGCCCAAACTCTGCACGACCATTTGCAACACCACATACTTTGTTTTTCATTAGATAGTCTACTACTTCTTTTGGATTAATTTTATTTTTTATATCATATCCTAAATATGGTGACCACTTTAATCTTTTACCACCAGTTTCTTCTGCCCATGTTTTTGCGGCACACCCTAAAGAACTACCAGCATCACTAGGCGCAATTGCAATATGCACATCGTCAAACATATCTCTTATCTTTGAATTAACAATAATGTTTTGGGCGCAACCACCAGAATAAACCAATTTACTTCCATGTTTTCTTGCAGTTCGCATAATTTCTAATATCTTGTTTTCTGTAAATTCTTGAACTGATGCCGCAATAACTTTAGCATCATATTCCCAAGAAACATTCCAAAGTCTTTCTATAAACTTATATTCAAAATCAGCAATCATTGTCGGAAATCTATAGTATACATTTGAAAGATTCGCTCCCCGGACTTCTCCTGTATTTACTTTTTCTATTGCTTTTTCATTTAAAGTATATTTTAATCTTAAAAATTCTTCTCTTGTATATTGACTAAATGATTCATAATAGTCTGTAAAAAATTGCACTAATTTTTTGTCGGGTTCTGCATATGAAGACAAACCCATAACAATATATTCATGTTCTAGTGGTTTATATCCTAAAGTTCTTGTTACGTGACCATAAATTTTACCAATAGATTGTGGGTCATGAACATCATCAATAACATTAAAATTAGCATCATAAATTACAGATGTTTGTTCTTCACCAGCACCATCAATCGATACCATAACTATATCATCATTTGTTTTCCATGGACAAGTATATAAACTTTGTGCAACGTGTGATTCATGATGCATGTGAGATACATCATATGTCCCTTCTATTTCTTCTGGCACATATCCATAGTTTCCTGCACGAGTTACGCCTTGACTCATAGATTTCATCTGAGTAGGAAATACGTCTTTACGAATATTGTGTAGTTTACTTCTTGTTCCTATATCTTCATAAAATGAAACAACATCATCATCTTTAATGAGTTCCATTAATTGGTATGGTAATCTAGGGTCGTTTTTTACTTTTGTATATCTTTCAGCATGTGCGGCAAATGATACTGAACCATCTTCTTCAATGATTGATAGTCCAGCATCATGAAATTGACTTGAAAAACCTACGTATCTCATTTACCAATAGTAGTTTTGCCACCTCTACTTCCAGTACCTGCATATAAACCAAACCATGCCGCACCAGCACCAACTACAACAGATATTAAACCTGCTTGAGCAGTGTTAGGGTCGGGTAAAGTTGTAAACCATATAGTTGTTTTATATAACAGATATATGTATGTAGAAATAAAGACACGTGGAAAGATTCTCCAAGCATCTACTGCCTCAGATAAATCTATCAACCATTGATATCTATTTACCTTCGGTGCTTTTAAAGTTGGGTCAATTTCTAATTCGACCGCAACTTTCTTTTGTACTATATTTAAAGTATCTTCTGCCATAATCACTCCTTATAAAAGAACTATTTATGCAGATGCTAAATCTTCGTAGATAGATTTCCAAGTAGGATACTTTTTAAATTGTTCGTTATTCATGTTGAACCCATGTTCAAATAATACTGAGTCTAGACCGTATTTAAGTCCACACTCTGCGTTCTGAACTTTATCTTCAATCCATAGATAACCACTATCTTGATAATCTTCTAAAACTCTATCTTTGTCTTCACCAGTGTCTAAACAAATAATCTTTTCAAAACAAGTATCACCAAAAATCTTTTCTAAGTTTTGTTTACGTAATTGTTGTGCAGAATAATCTTTAGATAAAGAAGTAATACAGTGAAAGACATATCCAAGTTCTTTGTGAATCTTTGGTACCCAGTGTGCGGCATCTCTTAATGCTGGCAAGAAACCTATTGCCGCAGATTGGTTAAACATTCTAATGTGATACTTTGCTTGTTCTTTACTAATGTAAAAGTTATCTGCAACATTATAAGAACCCCAACCTTCTTCTCGTTTTTCTTCACCTTGTTGTTGCATGTAAATACTAAAAGCATATCCCCAATTCAAGAGAACGCCGTCGCAATCAGTAAGAATAACTTTATTGTAAGGGTCTTTGTTCAGCATATGTATATTATACATAATGCCTCACGTTTTGTCAAGTAACTAATTGAATTAAATAGAAGTTCAATCCCATAAAAAGTATTGTACATACTTGCAGAATAGATGCAAAAATCACGAACTTTAATGCTCTATCTGCCCACCATTTACCTTCGGTCTCATGCCACTCTTTTATTTGCTCTGGAGTTGCTTCTTTATATCTATGTTGTTTTTTACTCATAATAATCTATAACTAAATGTATTCTATCTTTATCAGATGCATTATTTACCGCATGTGTTTTAGAATTATCTATTTCGTATGCTCGACCTTCTTTCATATTTACAACATGTCCTGCATTAATAAACAAAACTTTATCATTAGTAACAATTGGTATGTGAATTCTTCTATACAATTTGCCAATGATTGGGTCTATATGTGGTAAAATTTTTGTATTTTTTTCTAATAAATTAAAAAATATATTAGATATTTTACTTTGGTCTCCGAAGTAATCAAGAATAGGTTTAAAAAATTCTTCATCATAAAACATATTATATAAATTTGTTTCTTTATTTAAAAATTTAAGAACTATTGCTTTATCAAAACCAACAGGTAAATGTGCCATATCTTTAAATAGTCCGCTCGACTTTAAAATCATTTTCTCTTGCAATTTATTTAAATAGTTCCAATCTAAATTATCAAATTCATTTTGATAGACAGAAACATCGATATTAAAATCAAATGTTTTTATAGTCTCATTCTTCAATAAAATCCTCAGTCACTAAGTAGACAGTTTTGTTTCCGTCTTTCAATGCAATCAGATTTCTCTCTCGGTTTTGTGATAAGTCTGCTTTACATGATGCGTGAACCCAACCGCTGTTAGGCCCTTCTGCAGGATTATAGAATTCTAATATCACTTGGTCATAATCACAATTCTCTGCAATCCAACCTGCAACTTCCATGTTCGATACGCCGTCTATTTCTAAGTCGAGTGCTTCTCCTTTACTGTGTTGAGATTTCTTAGAACCGCCAATTGCATCATTCAATGCAGGAGAACGATACCCACTGTTTATTCTAACGGGTTTACCGAAATAGTCTCTGAGTGGTTGTGCAATTTCATCAACCACTACTTGTAGATTTTTTAAATGTTCTTCGTTTGGTGTATTATCAATGCCCAACTTTGTTGCAGTCGAACTTCTAATTACTTCTTCTAAACTAAAATTTTTACTAAGTTTCACAAACTCTCCTTCTTAAATCGCTAGTAGAGAATCTATGGTCTCTTTTGTTGAAATATATTTCAATATCTCTTTGACGACAGATGTCTCTTCCCGTAAAGTCTTTATCACGATATTCATCTCCTAATATTCTTACGTCAATAGTATATAGACTTAGAATGTCTTCTAGGTCTTGTTCAGTTGCATAGGGTATAATCTCGTCAACGTACTTAACACCTTTGAGTTGCGTATACCTTTCAACGATTGTTTGAATGGGTGCATTCTTTTCTTTTCTATCTACACTCGGGTCTATCTGTAATCCCACGATAAGATACTCACATTGAGATTTTGCATCACGTAACATCTGTACATGACCCGCATGTAGTAAGTCAAAAGTACTGCAAGTAAATCCTACTCTCACTTTAATTTTCTCCAGACAGAATGCAAAATATAAAACCATACACCATTTATTGCAGGTTCAACAAGTGCAACTATACCTGCTTCAAATAATGTGGCACCTGTCATAAAATATATAACTGTCATTGAAATGACTATGTGTCCAAAGGTATAGATTAGTGCAAGTGTTAAACTTGAACTTTTTAGTATAGTTATACATGCATTGTGTATACCTGTAGTAAATTCTGTCATTTTATATTACCGTTTTTTGCCTCTTTAAACACGTAATTCGTTATCATGATAGGAACAAGAACTGCAATGTGTATTATAATTGAAGTGGGTATATTATAATTTTCCCAGTCTAACCAAACAATTGCAACTATGCCAAAATAACAAGACCACATTACAAACAATGCTAATGTAAAATAACTTTGAATACTTGGGTCTTTAATATAACTTAGTGGATTGTATCTATTGTCCATGACACTACGCCAACAAGTTAATATCCATTCAATCAATTTCATTACTGTTTTCATTTTTTCTCCAACATTTCTTTTGTCATAATATAATCACGAACAAAATCAGAACGAACTATATCTTTCCAATCAAACTCTATAACTGAAAATCTATTTAGATGTTCAATTATATCAATAAATTCAATAATGCCTGCTTTATCTTTTGCTTGTTTGAAATCACTTTGATAGTAATCACCACAAAAAATAATTCGACAATTATTGCCAACTCGTGTAATTATACTATCTAATTCATGAAATGTCAAGTTCTGACATTCATCGATTATAAGAATAGAATTATTAAATGTGGTACCACGAATATAAGATGTTGATAAAAACTCTATTTGGTTTTTAGTTTTAAGTGTTTCATATGAGTTCTTATCATTAAATAACTCTGTACACATTTGTTGATATGGTGTTTCAAATGCAGATAGTTTTTCTTCTACTGTTCCTGGTAAAAACCCTAAATCTCTTGTCGGTACAACACTTCTTATGATAACAAGTTTTTTAATTCTAGATTTACTAAAGATTTTTTCAAGTGCAAGATATAGAGATACAAAAGTTTTACCTGTGCCTGCACTTCCGTTAAGTACTAGATTATCACCGCCCTTCCATGCTTTAAATACTAGTTCTTGATTTTTAGTAGTAGGTTCTATCTTATTTAATTTTAACATACATTACAAATTTCTCCATGCGGGTTTGATATCCTTTATAGATGTAAGTTCAATATCTTCAAATCTTTTATCATCTTTCAAATAAACAAGAATACTATTCCCTTCTTTTTGATTTACTTTAGTTGGAGTTTCTTTCAAAGTGCATTTTTTAGTATACACTTTATCACTATTCATACTTTGAAAAGTAATGAAGTATTCATCTTTCAATAACATAGATTGTAATTCTTTAAACTTCATTAATGGTTTCTCTTACCATCAAACACACAAAGAAAGTATAAAGGTTCTTTCAGAATATTATGAACTCGATGAAAAGCACCATCAGGAATCAACACTACTGTGCCCGGTTCGACATCAATCTTTTCTTCATCAACTGTTATATAACCTCTACCACTCATAAAGATATAGACTTCTTCTTGTCCTGAATGATTGTGACCTGTAGTTTGTTTAAAAGAATGTAATAATGTTGAACTCAAAACAAGATTCTTAAGAGTCTTATTGTCTTTGAGTAAATAGGTTTCGTTGTCTTTGACAACTTCACCACCAATATCATCAATCGTGTACTGTATTGGGTTTTGAGAGTCCGTGTTTGACTGCGACATCATTATTACCTCCTGCTTCTTTTTTAATTTTAGTTAATAAATTTTTCCAATCACCACTTGTTTTGTTAAGTGTTGACCCTGCTTGAGATATTGTTGCTGTTGCAGATATTCTTTTCTTTAGATGTGGATTGTCTTCTGCGAATTTATCTAAGTCTTTGTAAGACATTAGATGTTCTTCTATCTCTTCTGTTTCAGTGTTGTAAAATTCATATGTCGGCATAATATATTATTTATAATTAACGTAAGGGGGAAATACCCCCCTACGAGATAAGACCACCCCCTATTGTGTTTCGTTAAAAGAATCACATATAGATTGCTTAAGGAATCCACGTTTTATGGTGAGTTTTCGAACTAAATTATCTTTACCTTGTTTCTTTAATCGATAAATCCGATTATCTAGTTCTCTTTCATCTTTCCTTAAACGTTCTACTTGTGCCAATGTCATACATTGTCCTCCTTAAGTATCATAACGAAACTGGGAGTCAAGTTCTTTAAAAGTTCCCTACTTATTCGTCAAATCCAGAACCTTTAATCAAACCAGGGAATGCTTCTCTGGCAAGACTTTCGGTAAGATACTTTGCAGGTTGTTCTTTGTTTATCATTTTAACAACAATCTCTGCATCTTCCGCATGAATAGATTCTAGTAACTGTACAAATTTTCGTTCTATCTTGAATTGAGGTACACCCTGAGTTTTTCTGCCACGCACAAAGTCGCCAAATTGTCTATGCAATCTTCTTAATGAAGATGGCACACTCTCTGGTCTATTTGGTGTATATGGTGGTTTACCTGCGGGTAGCATAAATTCTAAAGTACTATCGTAACAACCTCTAACTACATCTTTCAATGCTGGTATAGAGTTTGCTTGTAAAAATTGTACTCTTTCTTTTTTACTCTTTATTTTTTCAAAACGTTCTAGAATTTCGTATAGTTCTAATTCCATAATTATTTCCTATAAAATTATATATAAAAACCACTCCCTTTACAGGAGTGATTTCCCGTAGTTATTTATCTAAGAGTTAACTATCTCTTATTGTTTCTGCAACTGTTGTTGCTTAATCAATTCTTTTAATTCTTTTTTACTAAGAATTTTTTGTACTTGTATTGGTTGTGTCATATTCTTTTCTATACTTCGCAGTCAAGAACATATAGTTTTTTGACTCGTAGTAATTTATATCATCGTAAGGTTTTTCACCATATGCTACTCTTTCCTTACAATTTTCTGCGAACATCTTTTTTACAAAATCATTATAATGCATTATTTGACCCCCACTGAGGCAGGAACTTCTGTACCCATACTCATGAGTAGTTCCTCTATTTTATCAAATGACTCTTTACCGTCAGCACTCATTCGTTGGTACTCCCAACCTAAGTCAGTAATCAATGGAATTAACTTTTCCACGATGTCTGCTTTTTTTAAGACTTCTTTTAAGATGTCTACTTCTATTAACATTTCTGCCATATTACCTCTCTAGTTTGTTTTAATAATGTGTCTGAATACTTCTGCTGGGTCAGTTGGAATGAAGTGAGTTTCCTCTAAAGGCAACCATTCTTGTCCAACGTCTTCCGCATCTCTTTTTAATCTATCGTCTAATAACTTAATACAAAGATTAATACCTGTTATTGTTTTCTCTTTATTTAGATAAACATATTGGTCAATCAACTGACACTCTTTGTAGTTCAAAGGTATCCAATCTTTATAACCCGTTGCGATGTGTTCTAGTTCTAGATAACAATGTGGTAGTACACAATCTCCACCACCTTGATTAGTACTAACCTTTAACAAAGGAAAATCTTCTATTCTCCAATGTGCAAGATTAGTATTATAGTTAAAGGGTCTTTGGTAATCCACTACGCAACCTCTTTAACTGAGTTCAAATAATCAACATTGTCAAGTGCGTTCAAAACAATCTGTTGTTTTGCTTGTTCTACTGAGAAGACATTAAAGAACCTTCTGACCTTTTCAGTCTCGCCCTTTTCGTTTTCTACTTCTTTAACAAAGAACAAAGTTGCAAACGACTTAAGACCTTTAAGGTCTTTACCCGAACAACCTAGATATTTAATCATCTGTTTGAAAGTTGCGAACTCTTGACCTTCAACAGCACCATTTACCATAAGAGTATCGAAGTTAGTACCTGTATACTCTCTTTTACTTATTGCGTTTATCATTATTTACCTCTCTAATATCACTCAATATACTGTATATGGTACAGGGTTCAACAATTTTTGTCAAGTCTTTTTTTCACATTTTTTATATGTCCACGTAATTGTTCCATATTAATTTTAGTATCATAAAAGAAATCATATAGGTTTATAGGTTCTGGACATGATTTAACTAATTCATCTAAACGAATTGAATTATCTACTCTACCTTTCAATATATATTTACCATCAACTATTTCTAATATATCGTCCATAGCACGTCTTTCAGACCACATAGGGGTGTTTACAGATACGTGACCAGTGGGTGATACGTCTATGTCATAAAAATCGTCTGGAGCGACTCCTAGAGAGTCTGGAGTGTGTTCTGAGTCACTATCAATATAATTCACTAATAATGGAATTGCAGTGTCTACACTACCGTAATGTGAAATAAACTCTACGTTGTATTTTTTACACATATCTACATGTTTTTGTGTCATTGCAAATCCACACATAACTAATGTTGTGAGTTCTTTTAGTCCACCATTTTTCTCAAAGAATTCAATAAACCAGTCTAACATCTTTTCGTTTGGTATCATTACATGATTAAAATCCATCAAATGAAGATTTGCGCCTTGCCATTTAGTAAATTCTGCTAAAGTAAACGACCTATGTTTTTTAACTACCATAAGTGATGGTAAAAGTGTACACAACATTGCACTAATATGGTGCATATTTTTACTATGTAAAATCTTTGTATCTGGTTTTAATTTAAAGACATCAATATTTCTTTTTGCTATTGCGTATATTTCTTTGTGTGTAAATTCAACTTTACGAGAAGGTTTAGTAGAACCAGAAGTAGAACTAATCATAAAAATATCATCTTCTGATACTTCACTAATGTAGTCCATACCTGTTGGTACTTTTAATTTAAGTTCTCGTGCATCAATTAGTTCTTTACTATATTCACGAATCATCTTGCCATGTAGACCACCATAAAGGTCATCGCCTGAAAAATTTTCATGAATCAAATAATCAACAGGACCATGAAGTGCAATTTTTGTATAAGGTAAAGACTCTTCTGTTGCTGGAGCATCAATCAAAAATATTTTTAGACCTAACTCGGCACATGCAATAATAGATGTTAAATGTAAATGATTTACATCTAGAATACCAATAGCAATTGTTTCTCCTTTACGAACATTGTAGTTCTCTTTGAGTAACATTTTCCATTGTCTTATTTCATAGATAAGGTCCGCTTTTGATTTATTATCATCAAAATCTATTTCATCATTAATAATGTCACGACTAATTATCATTATCCAACAAACTTACCTGTTTCTATGTCAACACCAGCATCATCTACTACTCTAGTTTTAGAACTAATTTCTTGTTTACCGACATTGTATAAAACTTCATGTGTAAAAGGTTCTGTAAGTTTACTTTTAAAAAACTCAAGTGATTCTGGGTCAGGAAATAGTATTCTTTCTATTTCATGTTCACGAACTGCCTTAACTGCATAGTCTGTAACGTATTCGTAAATAAATGCTTCTTCAGGACGTTCAGTGTGGTCCATTAACGTGACATCGAATATTTCTTCACAATTCATTAGTGCTGGTAAAAAGTAGTAATCAATACATCTATTGTGATGAATTGTTCTAGACATTGCACATTTTTTGTAAGGAAACGAGTATTGTTTTACAGACTCGATAATTTGTTTGTGTGTAAAATAATCAGGGTGCCACCATTCATCAATTTCTTTTATGTCCATGCATGGGTCAATAGACATAACTGCAGACGAATCTTCACTCACTTCCCAAGGTTGAATAGGTGTGCCAGGATATGGTGCAACATCGTCCATCAACATAACATTGTCTGTGCCTTGTTCGTTTTCCCAATGATTATATAAATTTATTACATCAGCATAAAGACCATCTTTTAAATCCATACGAGTCAAACCACCTGAGTTGTTTGGGTCTAATGGTTTATTTAAATCATGTACACAAAATTCTTGATAACCACGAAAGGACTTACTGATAGTGGTAATCATATGTTCGACAGCATCTAACATGTGTTTTGCATCTTTTCTTGTTTTTAATATTCTATCTGAGCAGGTAATAACTTTCATACCAAGTTCCCATGCCGCAAACAAGGCCGCATAATAATCACTTGGACAATTTAATGTTGTGACACTAATACTATCATGTTGTTTCATGCCTCTGTCAAGAAACATGTGTTTGAATTTGTTAATTCTCTGACATATTTTTTCATATGTCATGCCATTTATGATAATATTAGGATTTATCAGTTCTCTTGAAATAATCATTCTTCATCTCCTTAATAAACTTAGAATGTATCTTACAACCAATAAACTCATTGAAATAGTCGTTTCTCAATAGAACATCATTTTCAAATTGAAGTTTTGCTTCGTAGTAAGAACACTCACCTTTTGTTCGACATAATTGTAATATTTTTCTAGTAAACTTAAATCCTTGCTCTGCAAGTTGTTTTACTTCTGCAGAAGAACCATGGTATGTTTTCCAGTCTGACTGAACTCTGGTTATGATTTTACGTTTTCTTGATTTATTTTTAGGTAGAACTTTCTTTTTCCAAAAGAATTTCTTACCTATATATTTCATACCAGTTTCAAGTTCTGTTACTTCGTAGACAAAACCTTGATAGTTCTCAAGGTCTTCTTCACTCATATTAAATGGTTCATCATTATAATACCACATAACTTTATATATTTATTCTCTATCGTGTAGTGCCTGAACCATAGCACTATTATTACCCCACCATGTAATTAGTGCTAATCTTACTCCTTCTGTAACTTCTGTTACAGAATGTAATGCATCGCCTGGTATTAAAAAAGTTTCATTTGCTTTCATTTTAATTTTTTGTCTTTGATATGGAGATTCTGAATTAGCATACTCATTAATATAAAAATCACCACCTTTGAATTCATTTGGTTCAGATATTAATGTTGTTGTTGAAATAAGACTTGCCGCATCTTCATGTTTATGTGGAGTTGCAAATGCACCTTCTTGATATTCTATAAAATACCAAGATTGCAAATTTAAATTTATTTTAAAATGTTCTTTTATTTTATCTGTAAATTTATTTGGCGTTTCAGATGCAGTTTTAAAGATTGAAAATAAATATCTGTATATGTGAAGAGTATTTTTTGGTACTATAGGTTTATAGTCGAGAGTTTTAGATAGTTCTTTTAATTCTTTAAATTCTGTATCTGTAAATATAGTATCAAGATTGAATTTCATTATGAACTATTTAGAGTTCATTTATCTCTATTGCATCTACTCCACACATGGGACAGTATAAAGGTTCTTCATCATTATCTATGATGATGTGAGTATGAGACTCGCATACATGACAGATTATCTCATACTCTTTTTCTTCCAAAACTAACAACCCACATTTGCAACTAAATCATCTAGTTTATCTTCAATTCTTTCGAGTTGTTGTGGTTCGTCCACATTCTCCCAACCCCAATCGCCTTCTAGACCATTGACAGAATACTCCGTAACTCTCTTTTCAAAGAAGTTATCGTGTGATGCACCATTGAGTACCCAATCTAACCACGGTAGTGGATTGTCTTTTGCTTTAAAGTTTGGTTTCATGCCAAGTTGTAATAATCTTCGGTCTGCGATGTGTCTGATATATTGCTTAACATCTTCTTTCTTAAGACCTTCTATTTCATGGTCATTATAAGCAAGGTCAATAAACTTATCTTCTAACTTAACTACATCTTTTGCAATCTGATAGATTTTAGATTT